CTCGGCTGTCGCAGACTCTCCAGACTGAATAAGTGCCGTGAAGTTTCCTTCAGCGTCGGACTGAATTAGGGCCGCAGCGCCGCTCAAGTTCTGAGGTGCTGCACTACCTGAAGTATCATTGCCAATCAGAGCCATAGAGCCTGAATCGACGTACCAAATCGCGGCTAATTGACCAGTTGCAGTTGCTTTTTCCTCAGTTGGACCCAAGGAAGGGTGAAACACAAATAAGCCATAAGCGCCGCCGCCAACGCCGTGCGCAGAATCATAAATTAATGTATTGTTCTGCGAAGTTTTCCAGCCGGCTTGGCCTGCCGTATCTGTAGTTCTGTCCGTGTGTTCTTTGCCAAGCAAACGAATAAAATTCAAAGTAGGTGAATTTTTCAACCATGCTTGCGCTGCATATGCCGCATATGTAGGAGCTAGAGTATTTCCATTTCTCCAAACATCAGTGCCTTCGCCGCCGGGGTGAGGAGCACCAAAGTAATCAACGAACTCCGCAAAAGAAGTCACCTGAACGGGCCTCATTGCGGGACCGCGCAAACTTCTACCAATGACCATTGGGCCTTGCGCCGCAGGCTCTCTTGGTAGCTGCGAGTTGTCAATTTCGTTTAAGAAAATGCCCGGTGAAACAAACTTAAATTTCTTTGCGCTCATACTATCGTTTCTCCTAGTTACATACGTATATTACAGTAATAAATAGTTGTCGAAAAGCCAAAAAACCGCTAACCTCTATATGGTTCTTTCTCTTTGCCGTCATTAATACTGTACTCGTTGATATCACCAAGTATAACTTTTTCTCTCTGGAATCTTAGCTGTACTCTGTTTTCACGAATGCCAATTTTTGGCTGCTCTTGATTCTCGCCGCTTCCGACAATAAAACCAAGCACTTTTATTTTAATCGCAGTTTCGTATTTCTTCTCTTCTTCGCCCAATGCTGACAGATTATTGTCTGTAGGTAAGGTCGATTCAATGAAGGCTTCATAAGTGTGACCGTCTCGCTCAATTATAAACTGATTAATTCCACCAGCGAAGGTCATAAATGGAGACATCATCTCATTCATCTGCTGTTGGTAATCTGCCCTTAAGTTAATTGAGTATGAAAGATCATAATAGACCGGCATTGGCATATACTTGTATTCATATACGATTTTTTGATTTTCTTTTTTTCTCCCAAATCTATCTCTAACCGGAAAGTTTGGTTGGCCATATGCCTTCAATCTATCTGCATTGGCAAAATCTTTTGTTTTTGCTTGATTAATTTTTCTTGAAACATAAAAAGAGTTTCTTCTTCTGTCATTGACTGGAAATATATTACCGGGTATGGGTCTTTGACTCACCTCGGTTTTTGTCACACCCTCGCGCTCGATTGTAATCATTGGGAAAATTAATGATTGTGAGTCGTTAGACCTCATATCTTTCTTGTGTTTGATTTGAAACGCTCTCTCGGCAGTCAGCCAAACGACCGGTACCTTCTTCCAGCCATCATTAGTTGTAGAAAATATATTTAAAGTTTCATCAACCCATTTAAGCATTGCAGCATCTATAGTCTCAAAGTTAGAGGGCTTAAGATTTTCTATTTTTTTACTTGGCATTGAATTTTCCCTCTCTTGCTCTTACGCACTTAGCCACAATTTCATATCTATGCTGCACTTGTCCAAATAATTGTTTTGGCTCATCCAGTTGTACAATTTCATAATAAATGTCACCATATAAAACAAAATCGCCCTCTCTAACAAAAAGATCCTGATCTTCTGTCAATCTTCTTTTATGAAAATGTACAGTAATTGATGATCTCTTATCAACGCCAAATTTACCAGTTTCAGTCATTAAGCCATCCCATTCTACAAGGGCATGTATTCTGATGGGTGGCAAAAAAGTTTTCTCTATTGCCTCGCCATAAGTCTCATGAAAATTAGTGTGTGCCACGCTAACTGGGTGATAAAGAACGGTTTGTCCGACGACTCGCTCAATCACCTCATCATTTGTTTGTTTAACGTAGTCTCTTTCTTTTTTTCCAGTAAAAAGAGGTGGTGGTGGCGCTGCTGGTTGTTCCCATTTGTTCTTTTTTGAAGCCATCTATCTTATCCTATAAAAATTGGAAGCGGTACGCCGCCTTGAGCTTTTTGAACGCTGTCTACTATCGCAGCGTCCCTCTCTGCTAACTTAGCGTATGTAAGCTCGTCTAGGACCGTTTTAAGCTCCTCTCTTAGGGATTCCTGTTCCCCCTTCCCCTGTGAAATTAAATCAGCCCCATTTAGAGTGACTGATTCGCCCGGAATTGGAACCGTGCTGAACTTACTTCTAATCAAGCCCAACATTTCCTTGCTTAACGCCAGCGCAAATCGCCTAATCCACTGCTTGCCGATACTATTAATGGTAGAATACGGCACGTTTCCAAACGGCAGCGAGTTCATATTATTAACACCTCGGCCGCCCCTTTTTCTATCTGCATACTCTTCCCAAGCGTCTCTCTCTAGAGTAAATTGAACCCAGAACCTCTCATCTTCCAAGCCAGCCGGTATTGGGAAAAGCCTTAATTTATTATTGTGTAATTCATATGAAAAATTAGAAATTCTTGTTCTAATTGAATCCTCATATTGAATCGCTTGTAATTTATTTTGCCACGCCGGAACAACTTCATAAGTTGTATCATCAGCATACATGCCGTAGGTTGACAAGTTTCCTACAACATTAATCCCGCCATAAAATGCGAAAAATCTCCACATCGCTCGGCCGGTCATATAATAAACTCTTCTTACTGTAATTCTCTTATCTGTAAGCAAGTCTGACTCATCTAACATAATTGTGCCGTCTTCAATGCTGGCTGAAATTATTGTTTGTAAGTCATAATCCTGCTGACTGGCCGTTGTTTTAAATGAGGCTGAATAAACCGTCTGCTCTGAACCTACGTTTGCTTCATTGCCCATGCCTACTGCAGCACGTTGGCTATATTGAAACTTATATCTAGGCAGTGCCAATTCAACATTTGATCCACTTAATGGGTGGCCATTTGAAACTTCACCATCATGATCAAAAGAAGCAGTTGTATTGCCAAGCAAATCACCTAATGAATTTTTTGCCTGATGTACATTAACAATATAAGAATATTCCAAACAAGACTCTTCATATGCAGCATATATTTGGTGTTCAGTCAATTCAATATCTAAAACATCACCACCAAGTTTTTTATAAGTATAAGAGACTTGATCTGCTGCTCCCGAAATAAAATCTGAGGATCCTGATAATTTTGTATATATGCCAAACGGCAATGGGTTTGTTGTTGTGTTGACATTATCGAACGTACCAGTTACTGGTAACGCTATTTTGCTTGTTGTGCTTACAGGTGTTAAAATCGGACTGGCCATGAAGTATGCTCCTATCGTAGTAAATAGTTTGATACGCAAAGAAAAACCCCGCTTCAACCTAAGCTGAAGCGGGGTTAGTCTTTTATACGCTAATCAGAGATTAACCAAGCATATCTTGGATAACTACGATACCGTACATATCAGGACGAACCATCTTCTTAGCGTAGCGCGTCATGACACCCTTACGGGGCACGAAGTCTTCGGTTCCGAAGATAGTGGGCGTAACCTGTAGTGGCACGTAAGGAGCGTAAACATAGCCGCTCTCTAGGAACGAGCCACCCTTACGTCCGACCAAGATAACATTACGCGGGAAGTACGGATCAACGTAAACATCCCACTTCTTGCTAACCTGACCGACCTTAAGTGCACCGGCACTGCCATCACTGTCAACCGTGATTGAAGCACGATAGCCAGCGGTCATCTCAAGGATAGCAGCCGACTCTGGACCACAAACCAAGAAGTTTGCGCCGCCACGGATCGTCTTACGGTGGATACGAGCCGAAACGTCATTGACGGTTTCAAGCAACGTCTCATACCATTCAGAGACCGTGCCGGTGAAGTCGGCACCCAACAACGACTCATTTGCATACGTGCTGATTGGCGAACCAGTCTCACGGTTAACAAACTTACCGGGGCGACGTGACCAGTGTAACTCACCAGCAGTCTGACCCTTGATTAGGTCCTCAAGAATCTCACGATCGATTTCTAGAGCAATCTGCTCAGAAAGAATCGAGGTCAACTCGACTTCCGCGTCAAGGTTGTGGTAAGCGTTGAGGTCTTGACCCAACTCTGGGGACCACTTAGCCTTAAGCTTCTTGGTCATCGCGGTAACAGAAACACTGTCGACCTTGATGTCGATCTCAGGGATCTTGTGTTGCTTAATTCCGCCACCAGCATTACCATCGCCAGCACCTTCAAGGCCCCACAAGCTGTTGCCCTTAACGGCACCTAGCGTATCCGAAGCTTCGAACTTGTCGTTGATCGGAATGGTAGCTGTGGTACCAGAACCAAGGTACGAACTTGAAAGCATTGCGTGAGTCTCACTACCCGTAGCAGCAACAACAACCAAAGCGTTGGTTTGAGTGTTGCGTGGGTCAGGGCGAGTTAGACGGCGTACAACGCGACCACTTGTGCCAGCGCTGAACTTAATACCGATAAAGTTATCAGCATCCCACTGCGCAGCGTCTAGAGTTGACTGAGCGCCGTCCCAACGGAAAATCGCACATCTACTACCAGACAAGTCTGGGTCGTGACGAACAAGGCCGTCGCCCAAGCTGACGTACTCGTCGCCACCTAGGGGATCACCGCCCCAGTCATCATTACCAACGGTACCAGTTGCAACAAAGTACAACATGCCCACCGTAACAGAACCGGTTGGGTGCGAGTAACCCTGATTCAAAGAATAGAACCCGGCCTCGTCGTTGGTCTTGGTTGTAGCACCAAGGTCAACACCACCAGTGATTTCAGCACCGACTCTGCCGCCGCCGTATACGGATTCACCAGCAGTATCAGTACCAGTGGTATCAGTCTTCTGGAAATCCAAGAAGAAGAGAAGACCACTAGGCAAGCTCATCGGCTGAACCGACACGAGCTTGTTTGCGACCAAACCGCCGAAAACACGACGAACGATGGGGAATGCAACGGCTGCGAAGCCCTCAACATCACCAGCACTCATCGTTGAAGCTTCACGAAGAAGCTCTTTGGCTTGGTTCTCAAGCAAGCGCGCCATGTTGTTTTTGGTACGCTCATTGCCAAGTCCTTCCAAGAGGCCGGTCTTTTCCCACTTATCTAGTAGGGCAGTACCTTCCTTTTGGAGGTCGCGACTGACAATGTTTTTTGTTAAATTTTCAACTATTGTAGACATTGTTTTCCTCCTTTTAGTTATTAATGTCAATTCCTGCTAATCGCTTCATTCGTACAGCAAAATCATTCGGCTTTGACTCCGGTTGTTTTGCTCCACGAACTAACAATTGTGAAGAACGTCGTGATACTGCCTCACTCAGCGATTTCGGCCCTCTCGTTGAGGTTTCCTCCACTGCGCTTTTCAACGTGTCATACACGATCTTCGCTTGTTCTACACTTTCAGTATTTTCTAAACTTTCGACAATTTTATTTTTCTGTCGCCTATTAAGAGATCTGTCAGACAAAACCTTATTTGTGTATAGCATTTTAACATTCATTAATTGAGATTCCTCAAACTTCTCTTTAAGTCCTTTGAAGCCCTCAATTAAAGTGTTATATTGCTTTTTAAACTCACTAAATGCTTTTTTGCCCTCTTTGAGGTCTGCATTTAATTTTTCATTCTTTTGATTTAGTAAATTGTTTTTCTTTACTAATGATTCATTCTTTCTTTCTAACTCTTCCGCCTCTTCGACCATCTGAGCTAGCATCAAATCAATGGAGCCTTGCTCATCATCGGTACCGAAAGAATCATTTGCGCTTTTAGCAAACTTATAATCTATTTTGATACCTTCTTCTAAATCAACTTCAACGTCGGCATCCTTATCTTCAGTATCATCGTCCTTTTTAATTACGACCTTTGCCATGTTCTTAACTTCAACACCTTCAAGATCGTCGGAATCATCAGATTCTTCTAGTTGCTTGCCCTCTTTTGGAACAATTCTATCCTCATCAATAGCAGCTTCGGCCAACAACTCATCATCCAATTCAAGCAACTCTTCGCCCAACAATTCTTCCAAGAGGTCTTCTTCGATTTCCAGTGATTCTGCAAGATTACGAGCAGTTGGCCCACGAGCCGGGTCCATCTCATAGTCGTTAAGAGCGTCTAAATTAATAGTAACCATCTCGCCCTCTTCAAGATATTTCGTATAGCCAATGGTCGTCCCATCCAAAGCGGCATATTCAATTTGATCGGGCGTTATATCCTTATCGGCTGCAGCCGAATCAAAATCAATTGGTGGCTGGCTTGGAGCTTCTTCACCGAGACCAAGGTCGGCACCGCCGCCTCCGAGGCCCAGATCCCCCAAGCCACCTTCTTCCTGCTCTAACAATTGCTCCATCTGCTCTTTAATTTCATTCGAATATTTTTCTATAATAAGATGCTCTGCATTGCGTGTTGCAGCGTCTTTTAAAGACTTCGCATCGATGATCGCTTGTTCTAACATGGACGACATAAGGAAACTCCTATATTTTTACTCTTAATAAATAGTAATTAAAATTTTAAAATGACTTGTGAAATCGCAATGGCCCTTTTAGGTAGCATACATATCGGTAATGCCACTCTTATTCATTAAAGCTTTTCCTAAACGACCAGACTCACCTTCGTCTAAAGCCCGATTTAAGATTACCAATTCACGAATATCGCCATCTAGAGGTAACGATGCCGCGTTGTTGCGGGAACCAATATAGGTGGGCTTAATATTCCACGCTGTACCAGACGTTGAATTATAAGTTGCCTGTGAGCCGGGAGTTGATGGCTCAGAATTAATATAAGTGACGATAGAGTCGGGATTGGTATTTCTATCAAAAGTACAGATAAAGACATTATTAATATCAGGACAAACGGTCGTGGAAGAGGCTTCGTCACCAGAATTGCCGGGAGAGGTTCCCAAGCCTGCAACAACTTTATCAGACCCGTTATAATAGATCCCAATGTTGAGCCAATTCTGATAATAAGTGTCCATTTCAAACAACATAGAGGTTGTGCTATCAGCAGTCGTATAATTAACCGCAGCAATTGTATTGGCCATCTGAGCGGAGGCGGCGACATCCCCAGCGGCCCAACTTAAAGCGTTCGCTGTGGATCCATCAAACCGAACTGAAGGCCTGTTATTGAATCCGGCCACTCTATATGTTGGGCGCTTGCTGTCGGTGCCCTGCGCTGGGGAGTTCCCCTCTTTTGCCGTCCACGAGGCGACTTTAGCGGCGTCGGCAAGACCAGTAATGTCATCTGCATCAATCCAGACTGCCATATCGTCGCCTGCGATCGATCGAACAACACTATCTGCACCCTTGCCGCGATCTGCAACGTTTTGTTTCCCGGCAGACGTGGAACTAATTGACTTCGCTGTTTTTGCACCAAAGCCGCTTCGAAGCATTACTGAATACCCACATTTCCAGACCAGTTAGTCCAGCCGCCGACCGAATCAACTGGAATACCTGTTAGTCCTGCGGCAATCGACGCTGTTGTGCCGGTTGTTGTGTCTGCCAATAAAAATACTGAGCCAACGCGCCACTCACCGGTATAAGACTCACCATTGTCTAAAACAATATAATTTAAGGCCGTTTCTGTAGAGCCGGTAACACCAATATGACTAAAGCCAAACCTCATTGGCGT